TCGTCGAGAGAGCGTGAGCGTCGATCGCTACATTCGTGCTCAGGGCGTGCGCATTGATCCCGACACTGGTCGACAGCGCATGAGCGTCGATCGCGACATTGGTGCTCAGCGAGTGGGTTGAGACGGCCGCGCCCGCATGCGCCGAGATGCCGACGTTGGTGGAAAGCGCATGAGCGTCGATGGCCACATTGGTCGAGAGGCTATGGCTGCTGACGGCGGTTCCGGTGTGCGCATCGATCGCGACATTGGTCGAGAGCGCGTGCGCGTCCACCGCGACGTTCGTTGACAACGAGTGCGTGCTGACCGCAGCCCCGCTGTGAGCGTCAATCGCCACGTTCGTGCTGAGCGCATGAGCGTCGATGCCGACGCTCGTTGATAGAGCGTGCGTGCTGATTGCTGCGTCGGTTGAGAGGGCATGCGCGTCGATGGCGACGGATGTCGAGAGGCTGTGGCTCGATAGGGCGGGCTGCGTGATCGAGTGATCGGAGAAGGCCGGCTGCGTGATCGCGTGAGCATCCAGGGCCACATTGGTCGACAGCGCGTGCGAGTCGATGGCGACGCTCGTGGACAGTGAGTGTGCGGAGATATCGGTGCCCGAGTGCGCGTCGAGCGCCACGCTGGTCGAGAGGCTGTGTGCGGAGATGGCCGCGCCGCTGTGGGCGTCGAGCGCCACGGAGGTAGAGAGACTGTGGCTGCTGACCGCGGCGCCCGAAGCGGTATGAGAGTGCGTGATCGAACCGCCGGAGACAGTCAGCGAGCCTGTCAGGTTCGTCTTGGCGAAACCGGCGTCGTCGGCCGAGGCGCCGACGATGAACATGTTGCGTAGGTCTGGACCTGGCGCGTTCGCAGTACCGTCGCAGAGTTGCCAATCGGGGACGGGGATGGCCGCGATGGTGCCGGACCACATGATGATCCCGCCGATCGGCACGACACCGGCCCCAGCAGCCCCGGCCGTGAATGTCAGACGCGCGTCCTGCGGCGTTGGAAACGTGAGCGTCGCCCCGACGACATCGATCGTGCGTGCCTTGCTGCGCGTGCCGCCGTTCTGGCTCAGCGCGAGCAGGACGGAGCCGCCCGTCAGGACGCCCGCGCGTCCGTCTACGCCATCCTTGCCATCTTTGCCGTCGATCCCGTCACGGCCCGGATCGCCCTTCTGACCGCCGACGCCGTCCGGTCCTACCTGGCCCTGGATACCCTGCGGTCCTTGCGGTCCCTCAGGTCCCTCCGGGCCTACGTCTCCGCGTTCACCCTGGATGCCTTTCGGACCCTGAAGCGCGATGCCTGAGCCGACAAGACCCGCGACGATGTCATCGGCGACGCTCATGCAACGCTCTTGTCCCGCGTGATGTGGGTGACACCATCCTCGTCACGACTGATCGACATCGAAGACGCCGCTTCAGGCGGAGGCAAATGGACCTCGGTATGGAACGCGCCTGCTGCGAAGTTCGTCTGTGGCGCCTCCGCTGCGGCAACCGACATCTGGATCGCACCCTCGGCGATCGTGACATTCACGGGAGCGGGAGGCTGATCGCGGATGGCCTCAGCGAGGACGCGGATTTCATTGACGACCGGCTGCATGTCAGTCGTCTCAATGGCGCGCGCCTGCCATGGCTCGTAGACCTTCCTGCAGCGCGGACACGTTCCCGTGAAGACGCCCGACTCGGCCAGCAGCTTGCCGCACGCCACCATTCGCCCACGCAGGATACGCACACCATCACAGCGCACCTGATCGGGCATCGAACGGGTCTGGAAGCCGAGACTGGCCGGGATCGCTTGTGGCGCGGCGAACGGGACAGGCGCACGCTCGACATCGCCCGGTGATAGCCCCTCAAGCTGCGCAGCGTACCCGGAATCGTAGATGCCGGCCGCGATTGCCAAGGTGTGGACTTCGTACCGCGTCTTCTCGTCGGCACGGTACAGCGCAGCCGTGTTGAACCGAGCCGTCGTCGAGCGCGTCAGGAGGTCGCTGATCGCCTGCTCGATACCCTCGAGGTAGTCGGGCCAGAGCGTGATCCGGGTGAACTTGTCAAGCTCCTGGCCAACGTTCTGATAGGTCAGCGACGATCCCGGCGTCCCGTAGCTCAGGATCGTTCCCGGCACGCCGAGCATGCGCACCGCATCGCCGACGTTGAACATGCGCGACTCGAGCATCTGCGCGCCGGCTTCGCTGGGCGCCTGGTACTCGACCGACTCGATGCCGGGGTCGATGACCCGCGTGCCGTTGTTGTGGCGGTCGATCCACTGCGCGCGCAACCGGTCGGCCTCAGACAGACCGTTGGCGTCCAGCGTCGCATCCAACGCTCGTGCCGCCTTGATCGTGATCCCTGGACCGCCGCCGTCGGCGTAGAAGTTGGCTGCCCATTCCTGCGCCTCGACCGACACCGAAACGGCCGCATCGCACATCTGCAGCGGCCCCTTGCCACGCAGCTCGCCGGGCTCCTGGAGGAACGTGATCTGGGTCATGTCCTCGTTGCGCATCCGCGTGCCGCGCCACTCGATGATCGGGAAACGCAGATCGCGCGGGTTTTCCTCAACGTTGATCTCGCGCGGTGGGACGTTCAGCAGCGACATCGCCGAGCCGTCCACGTCGCGTTTGGCGGTCCACCACCACGCCTCCCCACGGGTGGCCATGTTGTAGGCCGTGTCACGGAAGAACTCGCGCGGTCGACGGAAGGGATCGGGACGGACGATGATCCGCGGACGCTCCTCCGGTACGAGCTTGACGCCGTTACGCCACGCCTCAAGCGACAGGGCGCCGACGGTGTTGGCGATGATCGTGACCGAGCGGAAGATCGCGGGGACCGACATCGCGTCGCGCACCCCTGCCACGCGCCAAGGTGACGAGCGACGCGCATTAGCGAGTCGCTGGACGAGGTCATCGATCGAACCGTCCTCGCGCGTCTGGACTTCCTGCGGGCTCTCCATCATGACCCACGTTCGGAGGCTGTCGAGCAGGCCCATCAGCCGAGCCCCCTCGGTGACGTCATAACAGCGCCGCCGAAGTGAAAACTCTGTTTGTTGATGTGCTTTACGAACTTCACGATTTGGCCGCTGGCGCGCAGATTGGCGGCGCATCCCATACAAAGCATGGCTGGGCTTCGATTTACCAGAGCCGGGACGCCATGACAGAAATGACAGTCGTCACATTGAGAGAGGCCCTGTCTACCCATCACCAAATCCTCGCAGCGGGGGGAAGCGGGCCGGACGCCAGCCAGACGGCCCGGATCGCAGCGAGCGAGGCCGTGATCGGTCGGTCGTCCTTGGCACGGACGGCCTCGAAGCTGCCGCGTTCGGCGTTGGCCTTGCGCGCCGTCCAGATGAGATCGTCGGTCAACGCGTCCGCGTCGGTCCAGCGCAGGCGACCGCCGTTGACGAGGTTGACGAACGTGGACGAGGCGCCGCTGTACTTCTGACCGCTGATCGGCTCGGTCTTGGTGAGGTATTTGGCAAGCTCGCCATCGGTCACCGGGTCAAAGCCGGTCTTGGAGACGCCGAGCCTGGCGGCAGCCTGACGCAGATCGCGGCCCAGCTCGCCGACGTCGATCGGGTCGCCCGGTACGTCGAAGAGCAGCCGAAGCCCGGTCGTGTCATCGGGTCGCTTCCATGCGACCGCGGCACTGGCGCGCCTGCCGTTCGGGTCGATGCTGATCGCCATCGTCGGGCGTGATGCGTCTTCGAGATCGGCCGAGTGGCAGTCGGCCCACGCCTTGGCGTCGACCAGCTTCTCGCGCGTCGTGGGAACCCATCGGCAGAGGTTCTCCGTCTCGAACAGCGCCAGCGTCCCGGCCAGCTTGTGTGAGCGGTAGTCCTTCTCCAAGTTGCCGAGCACGTCTCGATCGCGCATGTATCCGATGGCCGGGTTGGCCTCGTACCAACCGGCACGATCGCTCACGTCGCGTTCGGGTGATGCGGACCATTCGAGGTACGCCAGGCTCGGGTCGGTCTCCGCGCGTTGACGGATGCTGTTGAGCACGACGCTGTCTTCCTCGCCGGCATTGCTGAGGTAGACCATCTGCGGGTTGATCGAGGCCATGAGTGTCGGCTTGGCGGCGCCGATGTAATCGTGGGTCACGAACTCGCGCAGCTCATCGATGATGACGAGATCATTGGCCGGCCCGCGCGCACCGCCCCTCGACGGCGCGACGATGCGATAGAACCCGCCACCGATCACCTTGATCTGTTCCTGGCCCGCCCCATACCGAAGCCCGCGCCGCTTCGGCAGCTTTTCGGGAAAGTATTCGAGAAGCACGGTGGCGACCTGATCGTGGATCTCGCGCGGTAGTTCGCGTGTCTGAGCGGTGTGCATGATCCGCAATCCCGCCAGAAGTCGGGACACGATCAGCGGAATGAGCAGGGTCGTCTTGCCCTGCTGCCGCGCCACGACGGCGGCGACCTCGGGATAGAGCCAGCGATTGTCTCGCCCGAGCGCCGTCAAGTAGCGAGCGACAATGAGCTGCCAGGGCATCAGGTCGATCCCGATCTTGGCGGCGAGCGCCTCGAACTCCTTGACCTGCGAGCGAGCAGGCGTCGGTGG